TGATAAAACACCTCGACCGTCTGCGTCGATTTTTTGTCGACGGTTGCCGTCTGTTGGCCACCTTCCCAGCTTGCCCATACCTGTCCGCTCATGGACCGAACTCCGCTCCGCTGTCGGCGATTAGGTCGTTGTTTTCCTGTTGCAGCTCTTCCAGGTGCTCGAGGCTGTCAGCCATCCGTTCCTGCACGTCGTTGGACGGTGCCGCCAATCCAATCCCAGCGGCAGCCGCTCCGCTGAATGTGCCCAGCGACGTCATTGCAGCGGGACTCAGCAATCCGGGTGCTGCAAGTTGCGTCGCCGCCGCCTGCTGCTCGGCTTTGACCGCAGCTGCTTCGCGTTCCGCTGCGGCCTGAGCCAGAAGCTCGTCGAGCCTTGCCTGGCTTTCTGCCGCTTGCTGACTCAGTGCTGACGCACCGCCTTCGGTGTCAGCTTCCAGAGCAGCGGAGGCGCTATCGGCAGCACTCTGTGCGACGTTCGCAGCGCCGTCGATGGCATCTCTGACGCCCTGGAACATCGCATTAGTGTTGTCTGCAACGGCTGATCTTGTCGTTGCTGCAAAGTCCGTTTGGCCGAGTCCGCGACGACGTGCTTCCGCATTCATACGCTCGGCCCGCGCTTTTTCCTCGGCCATGTTCACGCCGGTGATGGCCTCAAATGCCTTGCCAAAAACGCCGCCCTGCGACGCCATGTCTAGGATTTTGTTGGCAATGGCTTCGACGGCAGAGGACCAGGTGTTAATGATCGACGATGCCATGCTGGCGAACATGCCGACAATGCCGTTGACGAATGACGCGAACGTGCTGGTCATCGTAAGCACGACGGTGTTCCATGCGCCCAGCAAGTCACCCTTCAGCACCTTGCTGGCAATCGTGCCAAACACATCGCCAAACACGCCGCCAATCATTTCCGAGATGGCAGCGAGCCCGGTGAGGATGGCCGTCTCAAGCCCCGCCATGACGATCTGGCCTGCGAGTGCGAAATTTCCGGCGGCGAGTGCGTCGCTGATGCCCTGCCAAACCTGCTGCACACGCGACAACAGGCTCGTGAATCCAGTGGTAAGATTGTCAACGAGCGATTGTCCGGTAGACGTGAAACTGACGAAAGCGAATGTCGCTGCGGCAACCGCTGCGATGAAAAGACCCATCGGAGACAGGACAAAGGCAATTGCGGTCCCCATCACTCCGAATAATGCAATGATTCCGCTGGCCACCCCGGCAAGCACAAAACCCGCCGCCGAAACCACTCCGAATACCACGCCGACAGCCGCCAGGCCCGCCGCGACCTGTAGTGCGATGACTGCCAGATGCTTGTTTTGCTGGACAAACGCAACAATCGGTTTGATGATTTCCGTGGCTACCGCCATCACGTCTGTCAGGGCCGGCAGCAACGCGGCACCGATGGCAAACTGCATGCTCTTAAATGTGCTCAGCAGAGCGTTCAATGCGTCGTTAAATCCATCTGAGGCATCCGCCGCTTCGCCGTCGATTGTCCGGCCAAGCGAGTCAGCTTCTTTTCGCATGTCGCGTATGCCCTGGGCACCGTTCTCAAACATCGGTGCCAGCTGCGTGCCCGACTTCCCGAAGATTGTCATTAACGCCGCAGTTCGCTGAGCCGGATCCTGAATCTTAGAGATCGCATCTGCAATCGCTTCAAATTGCTGGTCAGGAGACAGGCCTTGGATTTGATCCATGCTCAGGCCGATAGAATTGAGCGCTTTGCTCGCGCCAGGTCCGGCAATGGTACGCTGCATCTTGCTGATGCTTTTTTCGACTGTACCCATGTCCGTTCCGGACTGCTCAGCCGCGTAACCAAGCTGGGACAATGCCTCGGTGGAAACGCCAGTGCGAAGCGACATATCGCGAATTGCGTCTCCAGTGTCCGCTGCGTTGCGTGCCATCATTAAAAGTGGCGTCGCAATGGCGGCACCAGACGCGACGAACCCAGCACCAATGGCAGCGGTTGCAGTCGAAAACGACTGTAGCTTTGCCTCAACTGTTTTAAGCCCGCGCATCAGCGAATCGGACTTGAGGAACAGCTCAAGATATCCGGAGCCAGCTTTGACCGATCCTGCACTCATGACGGCCCTATCGCGTTAGACATCACGCCAGGCATCTGGTTTTTGACTCTTTCAAACGCCGGACCGATCAACGGACGCTTTGGATAGTTCGCCGTCATCGGGCGAACTTTTCCATCCCGTCCAGTGACGTTGATCCTGACGCTTCCGCCGCGTTCGTGCACATCCGGTGCTGTGCGTTGCATTGACCGGATCCGACGCTCGATGGGACCAACCACGACAGACCGTGATCCCGGATCGTAGGCGTAAACGACCGAACTTAGGTTGGGGTACTGCCGACGCCGGACAAAAGGCACCGAACCAGGAGGCGAAGCAGACGCTTTTTTCGCTTGGCGATAGGCGAGTTCGTTTGCCCTGTTCACCTTAGCGTCTTTAACACGTCGCGGCTTTCGCACGGACGGCTTGAAGACCAGGATCTCCTTGGCGCTCTTACGTACTAATCCGCCGGCTTTGCTCAGAATTTTGACGCGGCTGCGACCGACCGCCTCAACCACTTCCTTCCGGTCGAAGAACAGGCTTTTTGCCGAAATGCTGATTTGCATTAGGCTTCCTTCGTGCTGCCGCAAGTGCGTCGATGATGCCGCCGATGTTTGCTCGCGTGAGCGGAATCCCGCCTCTCACACGCCGCCCTGGTTTTTTCTCTCTCGGATTTGCCTGTGCTGGTGTGATCTTGGTCTTGGTGCTATGGCAGTTGTATGTAAGCGAATAGATCCAGCTGGTTCGCCACCACGCCGCACGATCCACCTGGTCGATATGCTCGCCCCAGCCCTGCACCATCCACGTCAGCTGCCGCATGCTCAGGTCGCGTGGATCGATTCCAAGCTGGCCGGCTGCTCGCCAGATAAGCTCGCGAGTCTGCTCTCCAGTTCGTTTGCAATCCGCTTGCTTTCCGCCTGCACCTGCGCCTTGATCAGTTTGTCGATCACTCCGCTGCTGAGCCTCTGCTGTTCCATCTGTGCCTGGTGTTCGATCGTTTCGTTGACCTTCTCCAGGATCTTTTTCCGCGTCGCCCGCAATGCGGGCGGGGTAAAATTTACGATTGCCTCGTGCAACGCGGCGATGCCAGCAAATGCGGCATCGCCGTCCAAAGAATCGCGAAAGGTGGAGATCGTCAGCTGACGCTTTTCGATTTCCGGCAAGAGTACCGCGCCAAGCACGGCGCAAGCGACCCGAGGATCCTTCAGTACCTTGGCCCAATCGTCCTGCTCGTACAGGTCGACCTGGCACAGGTCAAGCACGCGATCAACTGCACCGACCGTCAGCTTGACGTACCATTCCCGTCCCTCGGAATCCTTGAAAATGCAAGACATGGCAGCGTGTCCTTGCTATTCAAAAGGTTTATGTTGCGGTTTAACAGACTTTGCGGCCAGCTCAACCAGCCGCTGAAGCGATTTTGCTTCCAACGCCAACGGCTCATCCAGAGTGCATCCTCGCAGCCGGGATGCGGCCAGCTGAAATCCGTCGTCGTCAATTTGCGTAGCGTCGACAAGGCTCACGAAATCCTCGGCCACAACCGCAATATGAGAATGCGGCTGCGGAGCGGAGTAGCAAGCCTCGAGCAGGTTGTCGATCAATTCCTGAGTGACCATTCGGCAGCCCTTTCAGATCAAGAAATGACATAGACGTCGGGTTCGACCAAGGCACTTGACACGTAGAACGGAGCAGGGTCCACCTTGACGTTGTAAACCTCGGCGTCCTCCAGCGGTTGCTCGTAGCTCAGCTCGTTTACCTCGCCGTAGAAACGCCATCCTTTGGCACCAGTGAGCGTGATTGCCCCGTCTCCGACCCAGTATTCGTTGATCGTGCCGTTCACGAAGCTGTCGTTCAGCATGGTCCAGACGGTGTCCGTTCCGCGTCGGTATTGGTAGCCGAACTCAAGCGCCAATTCCTTCAAAGCACCACGCTTGAACTTGAACCGACTTGATCGGCTGGATACTTCGCCGGTCGATTTGGTTGCGTTCATGCTGACGTCTTTGGCACGCGTAATCGTGACCCACACTGGGCTTGCATGTGTGCCTGTGTTGTACGACAACACGGCTTCCGCACCAATCAGTTCTCCGTCGGTTATAGCAGTCATTTCGAGGCCTCCTAGCGCTCAATTCTGTAAGTAATCATTGGCATTGCGAAAAACTGCTGTCGCTCGTGCAGCTGTTGAGCGTCAAACAGTGAACTAATTTCGATCTTTACAAATGAGGCACTTGCAAGTGATCCGGCCGCTTTGATGTGGTCGCAAATCTTTTCCACCAGCAGGCACAGCTCATCAAGCCTGTCGGTGTCGGCAAAATTGCAATAGGACTGGATGGCAACTCCGAGGTCGTACTCGTGTGTGAACTTCGTACGACTCGCTCTTACCATCCGCTCCGCACGAGGAATGACGTTGATCACCGGTGCTAGCCGGTCGGCACTATTGAGTCGTGCCACTTCTTCAAGCGTCGCTTCAAACGCATGCTTCCTTGCGGCCGGCAACAGCCCGAGAAGCGGTCCCGAACTCGCGTTGAGCGAGTCGACGACCGCCTGTGCTAAACTGTCCGCTTTTGCAAGTGCCATGCGTCATTGCAGCCGCTTCGTATGAACGACCACCATCGTGTTCGACGTGTCAAGCCACTCGTAGGGCGTTGTTCCGGAGACCGGCATCACTTCCCAGACCAGCGACGTTGAGTTCAGCGTTTCCTCGATCCTGTCGCCTGGCTGCGGGATGATTGTTTCTGTCCCAAACAACATGGAACTGACCTTAAACGTCCAGTCGTCTGCGACGTAGTTGGTGAGAATGCCATCGCCGTCGTAAACCTGGTACGTGTGCGAATCTACCCAGCCGGTGAGCGACACCGTCTTGGCTCCGCGCCGGTAGGTCACAGACCTTCCGGCGACCTGAGCCATTCTGGCCGCAAACCAGCCGGCCGCGTTTTGCATCAGATTAGACATAAGGCTTATGCAACGCCTGGCAAGTCGTGTTCGCACCGCCGCCGCCACCAGCGACCACGAAGCCAAACAACGCGTTATTCGTCGAGGTGGTCGTGACTTTGTTGGCGCTATCATCCCAGTAGACTTTGACGCCGTTGGCAGCGTTGTTCAGGTTCACGACGTCGTAGACGCCGCCACCCGCTGCTAATGCACCAAGCGTGCTGTTGGTGATGTCGACGTGAGCGATACCGCACGTCCAGCCCGTGGTGTTGCCTACGAGGATCACCGCTCCGGCGGACACATTGCCGCTCGAGGGCGTGTAATCGACCATGACCGGCTCGCCGTGACGAAAAGTTGTCTCTGCCATGTGCTAAACCTCCTGTGGAACTCGAACCGGTGGCCTGACGATCGCCACCGAGCCTACAACGCCGACTAGCTCGGCACCGACTGACAAAAAATCCTTGACCGCTTCCGTGACTTCCGGATCGCGGCCGTTGTCGTAATCGTGGAAGGCGATCAGGCCGCCTTCGTCCAGCAGCTGCGACGCCCGGTGGGCATCCCGCAGCACCGACTCGTAATCGTGGGCACCATCGACGAACGCAAATCCAAACGGACCGGAAAGATCCTCGTCAGGATTCGCAATGGTGACTTTGTTTGTGAGTCCATAGCGATCAATGTTCGCTCGGAACTTCTCCAGCGTGTCCTGTGGCTGCGGAGTGCATCGGCCGTCGAAGTAATCGACGGCCGTAACATGCTCCGCTGTGCGCGCCATGCAGATCGTGGAGCGGCCGCAATAGCTACCGATCTCCAGGACTCGCTTACCTGCTGCCAGTTCCGCGAGCTTGCGGCCCTCTTCCTCGGTCATCCAGCCTTCAACTTCATGAGGAAACGCATCTGGGACCGGGCTTCGATTGGTATGCTCGGCGTCAAAACTCTGCGTGCCCCATGGCTTCGTGTTGACAAAGTTCATCCGGCCTTCATGCTCGAGGCGGATCTTTCGAGTGGCACCGATCCGCAGGCCCAGCTCATGGAGCAAACGCGAGAAATACCAGTCTTCCGGCTCCGTCTGTGCCTGGTAGCAGTTGCGGGCCGTGTTGAAGACGATGCGGTCGTTGATCGTGAAATGCACCTTGCTCACCCAGGCCGGATCAAAACGACAGACCCAGCATCCGGTGTTGAGGAGCAGCGTCTCGCCGATGTCATCGCTTGTGAACGTCTCAGGCAGTGCGTAGACGTCGTACATCGAGAGACGGCACTTTGGGTGCCAGTTGTCTTTCGGGTCGTGCAGCGCCAAGCTGGTGACGCCACGCGGATCTTTGATCGGAGACACCACGCCAAGAACGTCCAGCCGCTTCTGCTCCAGCTCGTCGATCAGTTCGTCGAGCCAGAAATCTTGCGGCCCAATGTCGTCGTGCAGCATCGCGAAGTAATCGATCTGCACACCATTCCTGACCATGTTCAGCGCCGTGCACCACAACGCATTGAAGTTGCACGCCAAGAGCGAACCGTTTTGGTACTGGCAATGCAACTGGTCCATGTTGCGGCTGGCACGCCAGAAGCCGCGAGAAGCGGCTGCCGTCATGTTGCCGTAACCAGGCATTCCCAGGAAAACGCGTCGCGTCATTTCTTGCCCTTTGCGGCCAGCACTGGAGGCTTGGCCGGTTTCTGTTCTTCAACCTGCACAGGAACAGCAAGTCCCATTGCGACGAGCTGTTCCGCGATCTTGTCTTCCAGGTCGGCGGACTGGCCCTCTTTGACGAGCGGCCAGCCGCGACCAAGATTTCGCAGCATTGTTACGATCATTAGCTACCTGCACTGCGGACGCCGGCACGGTATTCCTGCAAGGCCACGCCGAAGTCCAGCACGCCTCGCATCTGGATGCCAAGCACGTTGAAATCGGCTTCAGCCGTTTCCACGGTCGGAGTGTCGCGACCGTTGAGGAACACGACCTCGATGGCGCTCAAGTCCGCAGGATTTGCCAGCAAGTACCAGGCGGCCGTGCTGTAGCCGGTGTACGCGCTGTTTTCCATGTAGGGACTGGACTCCACACGGTAGCGGCCCTGGTACACGTTGGTCGCACCCTGGGCGGTGTCGCTGCCGGTGATGATGAGCTGCGAACCCATCCAGCGCGTCGCAGTGTTGCGGAGCGTCGGCGGAACCAGCATGATCGCCGGCATGATTCCCAGCGGCTTCGAGTCCGGGTCAGTCTGATTCATGAACTTGACTTCGGCCGCGTTGATGGCTGCGCCATCAGCAGTGCCGAGTGCCGAACCGCCGCCAGTCGAGACGTTGTTGTTGCCGGACTTGAAGAAGTCGCTGTTGTTGAGAAACACCGTCCAGAACTTGTCATTCAAGGCCAGGGCTGCACCGCGACCAAGGCGAGCGGGAATGCTGGACAACGCGTCCAGATCGTCGTTAATGATCATGTTGCGGGTAACCTGCAACATAAGGCCATACGTGTTGGCCTGGTTGGTGTAGCCGGTCTCGCTAACCGTTCCATGCTTGATTTCCCCGGCAGGACCGACTTGCTTGTATTGCATGTCTCCGGTGATGCCGTACAGCGTAGTCGACTTAAAATCGCGAACTGCACGTTGAGTCGACACGCGACGCCACGTGGAGTCCACGGAATTGAATCCCTGATAGAGAAACTTGTTCGCCGTGCTCGCCAGGATGTTCGGCAAACTGATTGTCGAAAACCCGCCACTTGCACGAATCTCTCGCGACGGCAGTTGCCCGAACGCTGCTCGCTGCGTCTCCAGGGTGATCTCGCCGCTGCCGACCTTGTGGCCGTTCGCTTCGGCACCCATGCGAATCAACTGCTTCATGCCGATGCCGTTGCGGAACTCTTTTTCCGCAGCCTCAAGGATCTCCGGCTTGAACTTTGCTTCGATGTTCGGCAGCTTGCCGACCATGCAGATCGCAGCTTCGATGACTTGCTCGTTCACGGCAGATCGCTCCTTCGGTGCGTGCGGCGTTTTCTGCGTCGCAATGCCGGCCTTAATGAACTCCATACGGGTCTTCGCGGTACTCCAGCCCTGACTCAACGCTTGGGCGCTGATCTCGCTGATCTTGTCTTCCGACAGCTGGCCCTTTTCACGCTCCTGGGCGACGATCTCGGCGATCTCCTCCACCCGCTTCAGCTCGACCGCTTCGGCGTCCGGTGCAGAAGCGACAGGCGCTTTGGCTTCCACGGTCTTGCCGTAGAAATTCGCCGTCACCTGCTTAATCTGCTCTTCGCTCATCTTGTCGGCATCCAAGCCAATCGTGGCTACAAACTCTTTTACCTTCGGGTCCATCTTGCGTTCCTCCATTTGCGGTGCGGCGATCGCCGCGATCGTTGCGCTAGTCGCGTCGTCCGCACCATGCGAGACGAACGCAAAACCTTTGAGCGTCGACGCCTTGACCAGATAGGCAGGCCCGACGATTTCTTGCCCGTTCACAGTGGCAGACTGTCCATCCGCCAGTTCGACGATCTTGTCCGGCTTTGCTTCGATGCTAGCCTGCCAGACGAATCCCTGACTCGCTGAATCGACTACTTCTTTCGCAGACGGCGTTGCTGCCGACACGACACCGGACAGCCGGAGCTGGCCGTCGGCTTTGTTCTTTGCGGTCACGTGGCCGACACGTTTGCTGGACTCGTGGTCCAGGTTGGCGACGAGCGACCGGCCGAACTTCATCCCGTTAAGGTCGACAACCACCGGCAGGTCGAATCCCGCGACCATCATCGCGCCGCCTGTGTAGGCCACCACGTCGAACTTCGGCGGCCCTTTGGGCTGGCCGTCGGCTTCGATCTCCGCAGCGGTGATTTGGACGTCTGCTGCTTCGATCGCAATGATTCCGGCATGCTTAGCCATGATGGGCGACTCCGTTGCGCTTGGTGAATATTCCGTTGAGTGCCGCAGCGACTGCGGTGTCGGTCGGAGATGGAGACGTTGGCGAAGGCTGTGCAGGCTGCGAGGCGACCGGATAGATCACTTCCATCAGTCGCTTCCGCAGCTCGTCCGGCGTAACTCCGAAAGTCCGAGCCATCGACTCCACTTCGTCGTCGAAGTCCATCCCGGCGTCGGAGTACAAACGATGTAGGCCAATCTGACCGCTCTTGAGCTTCGTCTGGTTGGCGTTGGCTTCCGCTTCCACGTCTGCGACGCGATGCTTCGGCCAGTCCCAGAGATGGAGCTTGGCAGCAGCGGTGACTGCGGTCGGGTCGCCGCCCAGCCAGCCGAAAGTCGTGATTGCCAGGTCAAACCAGACATCAAACAGCGGATTGAGGACACGGGATGCACACTCGTGACGCTGAATGTCCAGCGAATCGTAATACGTGCCGTGATCGAGTCGACCGGAGGCGTAGTTGTAGTCGCTCGAATCAGCGGCAGCTTTGTTTCTTGGCATGTTCACCGAGCGGCCCATCTCGTTGATCAGCGTCTTGTGGAACGCTTCATGAGTCGCGGTTGGAAACTCGCCTGACGCCTGCCATGGTTCCCAGCCCATCGGCAGAAACGACATCAGGCCCTTTTCCACATCCATCGTCGTGAACGGTGCAACGGCGTCGGCTTCGTCCGGCGACATCGGTGTCTTCATCATCAGAGTCAGCAATGCGGCACGCTCGGCGGCCGACAGTGTCGCTTCACGCCATCGCCTTGCGGCCGCTCCGCTGTTCAGGCTCGACGCCATCTCAGGGATGCCGCGATGCTGACCAGGCCTTCGCATCCGATACCAGTGCAGCATGCGGTTTGCAGGAACACGCTCAACCTCAGTGCTCCAGACCATTGACCCGGCACCTGGGTGATACGGCAGCACGTCGTACCATTCCGGATTTCCGAACTGGTCGAACTTGATCCCGTCGATGTATCCGGACTGCGGCAGGCCGTAGGGTGTCTGGACCTGCTCCGCTTCGTACAGCTGGATGTCGAGCGGGATCGGATGCCTGACCTTAGGGTTCTGGCGAATGACGCCAAACGCCTCTCCGTCAACGTGCTTGGCGTGTGCCATGCACCAGAGCTTGCGTTGCATGTCGGTCGACTTGGACCACAGATCCCAGGTCAACTCCACGAGCTGATTAAAACCCTGGCTCGCCGTCTGCATCCGCAGCGTCGGGCCGAGGCCGATCAAGTCGTTAGTGATCGTCTGGGCGATGCCATCGGCGTAGGCATTGTTCGCGACTTCGTACCGCGACCGGCTGATCAGCGTGTGCCGGATCTCTCGCGAGTTCGCCGAATCGGCGTCCAGCTTGTCGGCGTTGGCCCAGTAGTTCTTAAACTCGTCGGTCGTTCGCGCCGCGTCGTAATACGCAGAGATTCCACGGCGAAGCGCTGCCGGTTGCTGCTTGCCAGCTTTCGAGCCAAACAGATTTTTGATGCGATCCAGAAAAGGCATCAACCAGCACCTGGGGGAATCGTCTTGATCATCCGCATGCCGCAGCGTGCGTTCGCACTCGCTAGGTCCTGCTGGATGATCTGTAGCAGCCGGTTAAGTTCCTCGACGCTGCGAGTCGTCACTGACTGACCGCCAACCGACACGGTCACGACGCCGTCAATCGCAAGCTGAATCAGCGCAGACTTGACGTTGTCGCGGTCGGTCGTGGTAAAGATGGCCATGTCCGCATTGGAAAGAAGCGGACAATCGACGCTCTAGTCCAAGTTTCCAGATCTGGAAAAGTCGTCGGTTTTTACCTCCCGCACCAGGCGTGCGGCTTCCTGGCGGGAAACGAACCGCTTGCCGCAGGACTCATTGCGGCAGACGACGTGGCGAATGAT